TATCTTCTAGGTCAACCATAGTTTCTGCTATGCTATAGATAGCTGACTTGGTTTCATCATTCCATTCTTTCATATTTTCTTCAATGTAGGTTCTGAATAACTTAATCATACCTTCTGCATGTTGTGTTTCATCTACGATAGACCATGTAACAATCTGCCCCATGCCTTTCATCTTACCATGTCGAGGAAAGTTAAGAAGCATTATAAAACTGGAGAAGAGAGCAAGCCCTTCTGTAAATGCACTGATAGCAGCAATCTTTATTGGCAAGGATATTTTCTTGTTGTCCACATTAGACATGAAGTATTCATGCTTCTCACGCATGGCATCGTATTCCAAGAACTCATTGTATGTAGTATCAGGCATACCCAAAGATTCTATCAGGTGCGAGTAAGCTGCAATGTGTAGTGCTTCTCTAGCAGCAAACCCTGATAGCATCATACGTACTTCAGGTTGTGGAAAGTTAGGCAGGTAGTTGTCTATATACCCACCAGCTACATCAATGTCAGACTGCGTAAAGAACCTAAAAATGTTGGTAAGAAAATACTTCTCCTCTGTAGATAGGTTGTTCTTCCAATCCTTGATGTCTTCAATCATAGGTACTTCAGTATGCAACCAATGTGATTGCTCATGCTTTAACCATAGGTCATAGGCCCAAGGATAATGAAAGGGCTTAAAGTAATTACGTTTATCCTGTAGCTTTAACTTATCCATCATAGGGTCTTTCTCCTCTGTTATCAATCCACTTTCGAGGGATGTCTTCTTCGTGGTCAAAATCATGTTTGCTGTTGGACACAGCGCAAAAGAAGCTGGTACAAATTCCATAGCCTTTACTCCTTAGATGACAATACCATTTATAAATCATACTTATTCTCATGAAGTTACTTTATGATTGCCATGATTAGGATGAAAGTTGTAGTTAATATTTGCTGTTTTTCTAACTGCTGCTGCTTCTTCAACAGTGTCATAGTATCCTAGCCATTTTTTTACCCCATTTATTCTTAATTCTGCTGCATATTTATTTTGTTCTTTTTTAAAATACACTCCTGTATAACCAGATGTATTGGTACTACGTAAGGGTTGATTTTTTCCATTCTCAGCGTTAGTTACATCCCTAAGATTTTTTATTCTATTATCTGTAGGGTCTTGATTTATATGGTCTATTTGATTTTTAGGCCACTCACCATAATATATTAACCATGCTATACGATGTGTTTTATAGCTTTTGTTAAAGATACGACCATCTAATCTAGCTATCTGTCCAGACTTTCTACGAGAAATGGCTGCAAGTGCTTCTTTACCAGCCCATTTAGTATTCCAAGGCTTCATATACCTTTTAGGATTTTTAAAATATTTTGCTGGTCTTTCTTTCCAGAAAAGTTTACCAGTATCAGGATTGTAAGTTAATAATTCTCTAGCTATCTCAGCAGTAAGTTCCATAATTAATATCCTTTCAATTAACCTTCACACGCTAAACACTCTTCACCAGAAGCAAGAGATTCAATATCAATCTCTTTGATAATCTCACGTTCAATCTTACGTGATACCTTATCAGCCTTGCCAATCTTTTCAGAGCGACAATAATACATAGTCTTTACTCCTTTCTTCCATGCTAGGAAATGTACAGCATGTAGATAAGTTATGTTTGCATCTGGCCTGAAGAATACATTGAGTGATTGTGATTGGTCAATATATTCTTGCCTGTCAGCAGCATGTTCAATCACCCACCTCTGGTCAATCTCCATAGCTGTTTTATATAAATACTTTTCTTCATCTGTTAGACATCTTAGGTGTTGTACTGAACCATCATTTGCTATAATAGAAGACCATATACGGTCATAGTTAAGGTTCTCATTGTCTTGGCATTTCTTTTCTATAAGTTTATCCAAGAACTTATTCTTGTTTAGAAAGGCACCACTTAGAGTATCTTGTCTATAGGCGTTGGCTCTCCAAGGTTCAATAGATGGAGAAGTATTACCCATGATAATAGAAGAAGAAGCATTGGGTGCAATAGCCATGACATGACTACACCTTAATCCAGTGCCATGAGCATCAGGTGCCTCACCTCTTTCAGAACCAAGCTCACGATTAGCTAAATCAAGACCTGATCTAATATGTTTAAACATTCTTATATTACTGGACTTAGCTATTGCAGATTCAAAAGGCACACCTTTCTTTTGAAGGTAAGCGTGAAACCCTAATGCACCAACACCAACGCTACGCTCACGAATGGCAGAATATCTTGCACGTTCAATACTATCAGGTGCTTCATTAATAAACATTGTTAATACATTGTCTAGCATTTCCAATACATCTTTGAGAAAACCTTTTTCTTTTGACCACTCATCAAAGTACTCAAGATTAAGAGATGAGAGACAGCACACAGCAGTACGTTCTTTATTTGTTGGTAGTATAATCTCTGAACATAGATTAGATTGATTAATCTGCAAGCCCTGTTGCTTGAGCCATACAGGTAACTTCTCATTGGATGTATCAATGAAGTGTAGGTAAGGCTCTCCTGTTTGCATACGCATCTCCAAGATACGCTGCCACATATCTCTGGCTGATATAGTCTCCTTAACTTCTTTTGTATGTGGGTCTTTGAGATGCCATGTATCATCTATGTTGGGGTCAGTCATACACTCTTCAATAAGTTTCATAAACTTATGACTGACATTAATACCATGATGTAGGTTAAGACACCTAAAGTTTTGGTCGCCTGTAGGTTTACGCATCTCCAAGAACAAAAGAATATCAGGATGGTCAATGTCAAGATAAGCAGCATAGCTACCCCTACGAGTTTTACCTTGCCTGTATGCCAAGCTGGAAGCATCATACATCTTGAGGTGTGGCATCATACCTGTAGACTTTTCATCTGCAGAACGAATACCAAACCCAATACCAACTCCACCACCATACATGGATAGCCAGTTAGTTTCTGATAAATTATTAACCAGCCCTTCGGCTGTATCTTCAATGTAGTTTAGATAACATGAAATAGGTAGGCCACGTTTTGACCTTCCGTAAGAAAGTATTGGAGTAGAATAAGATAACCAATGTCGTGAGGCATATTCATATAACCTTTGTGCGTGTTCATTATTAGAAGAAAAAGTTTTAGATACAAAAGCAAACCTTTCTTGTGGAGAAAGTTCGTTATCCATCATATAAGATTCTTTCAATCTTGCTATTCCAAGTTGATCAAAGAGATTATCTCTCTCAGGATTAATTGTAATACCAAGATGGGTTATTTGAGACATGTATTATTTTCCTTTGTTATATACCATTTCTAATATCATCTCTGCATAGTGAATTACTTTTCGTATATCCTTCTCACCATCTCCCTTTGTTCTATGGCGTGTTATATACTTGATTACATTACCTTCCAGAAAGTCAAGTTGGTTAGCATAAATGTATTCAACAGGTTGTATTCCACAATCTCTATAATGGCTACCACCAATCTGTTTGTCAAGAGCTTCTTTCTTAACCATCTCAACTTGTTCTCTGTCTTCTTTTAATCTTTTAATTATATAGTCATCCCTAGATTCCATACTAAGTCTCCTATTTTTTCTTGAGAATGCTGTTTAACTTGCTTCTAATTTCTTCTGGATTTTTAGAGTTGATAACATAAGATACAAACTCTCTAACTCTTTTAGGTTTTAATCCAGCATAGTCACATATAAATTGAAAGTTCTGACTTGTAACACCAATAGACGCAAAGAACCATGACGTAGCTTCATCTCTCAACATTGTTATACTGGTAGATTCTGTATTAGTCTTTGGTTTTGTAGCATCTAGGATGGCTTGAAATACAACTGATATAAATAAAACTCTGTCAGAATATTTTTTAGTATCCTTATGTATCTCTAATATATTATCTAAATCTTTTTGGTTCATTATTAAATTCTTGAACAGGTCTATAGAACTTACCACCGACATAGTTATTATAGAAAGCTGGTTCATCTGTACCTTCCAAGGTAGAGGATAAAACATTATACTTCATCTGATAGTAAAGTTCGTAGTACTTTATGCTCCTTTTATTTTTAAACTCTGCTATTATTTCAAACTTAAAATTTCTTTTACCTAACTTCTTGATATCATCCAATAGCAATTTTGAAGAACCCATATATATTTTCCAGTTTGATTCTTTCTTTCTTGCTTTGGAACTTCCTTTCTTTCTTTTGACTTGATGCCAATATTGTTTACAACCTACATATGCTTTACCTGTTTTCTTATTGGTTATAAGATATACGAACCCAAAGTTATCATTAGGATCTGGCTTCTTACGATACTTCCAGTGCATCTAATGAGTTAGTTCCTCAACTTCAGGCATCTTAGCAATCTGCACCAGATACCTTTTGCCATTTGCATATTTGAATGTACGAATTCCTTGCCCTTGATTAGCATCAGACCAACACAACTCCTTGTGTCTACAATAAACACAGCCAACAGGAAGCTTATAATTACCAGACTTCCCATCAGGTACAGCATCATAACACCTATCAGGTATAGTATCTCCTGCCACAATCTTTTTAATTTTCTTAACCCTGTCACCAGCATTTATCATCTCC